CGGGCGCTGGCTGTTGCCCTCCGCCTTGGCGTTGTCAAGCAGGAACCGCGCCGCGTCCTTGGCGGTGTCGAGCGTCATATATGACGGCTCCTTGTGGACAAAGCAATACTTGCAGCGGAGGTTGCAGGCATGAGTGACCACCAGCATCGCGGACGTAATCTTGGGTAGCTCTATCATTCTCTCGACCTCGCCACGCCCTCAAAGCGGTAGACATTCCCCTCGCTGCTCTGGTAGTAATAGCCCTCGTAATCGTCGGCGTTATCCTCGGTGACGGTGACGGGAGTACCGGTGAGCTGCAAAAGCCCCATGCTCGTAGCCTGTACGCCGGGGTACAGAGTGAGCGTCAGGGTGCTGTCTCCATCTTCCTCAAACAGTATTTCCGGGTGCTCGGTGTCCACCTCGACAGTGTAGTCGTTGAGCAGCCCGGCGACGTTCTGGCTCCCGCCCCGCTTTTGCAGAGCGCCGCCAGCCGTGACCTTGAAGTTGCGCATGATAGCCGCTTCGCCCATTTCAAGCGAAGCCTCGCCCTCCTGCGCCTCATTGACGCCGCGCCAGCGTTTTATCTGGTAGACGCGCTCTTGAACATTAGTCGGAACAGTAGCCATTGATAACCTCCAAAATTGGCTCCGCCGGATGGTGTCGAACCACCGCTCTCAGGGTCAAAGCCTGATGTACTCCCGTTATACGACGGCGGCATATTGAACGCTGGCAGGGCGGCGTATCCAGCATCTTAGGTTTCCTTTAGGAAATGGCGGGAGCCCTTTCCACCCTCAGCGTTTAATATCCGAAACACTACCACCGCGCAAACTCGCCATACGGAATCCCGCCGTAGAGGTCGGTAATGTCGCCGACGGTTGCCTCCTGACGCAGCATCCACGCCGCCCGCAGTTCCTCGTACCTCTGCTGGTAGAAGCTCGCGGCGGTCGGGTTTTCGTCAATGAGTAGGTTGGCGGCGAGGCCGTAGGGCAGCACGCCGTAGCAGTAGTTGGCGTCAGCCTTTGGAACCATGTCCTCGAGCGATTCCACCGGGAGCCAGTTGCTGCGGTCGCCGGTGAGTATGTTCAGCTCGCTCACAAGCTGGTTGATTATCGCAGGGGTGCGATATTCGTATTCCTGCGTGTCGCTGGTTATGGCCTCGCCGTTGGCGCTCAGCTCGTCCATAATCCCCATCGCGGAATTGAAAACATCGCTCACATACGGCATTACAGATAGCTCCTTTCAGGGAAGGGCGGGGATGAACCCCGCCCTATTGGTTTAATCAACCGCCGGAGAGAACCTTCTCGACAACGTCAGAGGGCAGCTTGCCATCGGCCACGGCAACAGCCTTGAGGGTCAGGCCAGCGGAGCCGCCGGTAATGGCAGTGCCGGTGGTGGTCTGAGCGCGGCTATCGCTGTACCTCGGGTCAGAACCGTCGAGGGTGTAGTAGATGGCGGTAGCACTCGCAGAGGTCAGCGTCGGGTTGACGCCGGTGCCGATAGTCGGGTTGGCCTGCTTGGAGCCGGAGGCAACGTAGGCGTAGATGCCGGTAGCCTTCTCGCCGAGGACGCCAGCCCAGTAACGGACGCGGCCTTCGAGCAGGTTGCCATTGATTCCCGGAGGGTCTTTGTGTATCTTGAGGGTTTGCAGCTTCTTAACGAAGGGGCAGGCCGCCTTGTGCTGGAGGATGAAGTAGACATTCTCCGGCATATCTTGGTCGGGCACGACGTGGACGTCGAAGCCGGCGACACGGGGCAGCTTGTTCTCGGTAAGAGCCTGAGAGCCAAGGCGCTCAAGATAGGTGAGGTTGGCAAGGTTGGGCAGCATAGCCGCGTAGGTCTCGGCAATGAAGATACTGCGGCCAGCCTTGGGCACATGATTGTTGTTCATGTAGCTCGCGCCAGCCTGAATGAGGCCGAGCAGGGTGTCGGCGGTCGGAGCGTTACCGGCAACGGACTTGCCAGCGCCGTCAGCCCAGACCTGAAGGGTGTACTGCTCTATCTCGGGGATGACAACCTCGCGCATCTGGACGTGCATACGCTCAGAAGCGCCCTTGATGTTATACTGGTCTTGGGCGTTGCCCTCGTCGATAGTGCCGGTGAAAGACCTGTCCTTCGTAATCTTGAAGGTCTGCACGCGGTCGCCTATCTCTTCGGGGGTGCCGTAGCGAGAAGTGCCGCTGCGCTGATAGTCGTTCATCTCCATCGTGTCAACCGCGTACACGGAGACCTCGTTAACACCGGTGAAGTCGACCTTGTTGTTGGTAGCGCCGGTAAGTATGGATTCGCGGGCAAACGCCTCGTCTACCCACTTCTCAAATTTGCTTGCAAGATTAACAGTTCCAGCCATTTATATTTTCCGTCCTTTCGTGTAGTCAGAAGGACGGTCAAGTCCTTCTGCTTTACACGCTGTTCCAGCCAGCCTCTATGAGGTCAACATAGTCGGTTTCGCCTACGGACTTCTGAGAGCCGGTGCTGCGAGCAGCGTTTTTCTCGTTCTGCTCCCGCACCTTCGCCTGTTCTTCAAGCTCCCTGTTTCGCTTCTGAAGCGCCTCGATTGTCTGCTTGACGTTGTGCCTGTCATAGGCGTCAACAAGCCTCTCGCCGCGTCTCACGGCGTCCCACACCTCTTGGGGTATGGCGGTCTTGTCGTTCACCATCTTTGCGGCAACCTCGGGGAACTTCTCGCTGAACTCGCGTATATCGTCAGCCGCCCGGCGCTTCTGAGCCTCGGCCTCGTTTTCGGCGTCAGCGGCCTTTTGCCGCTCGGCGTCGAGAGCCTTGCGCTCGCGGTCGAGCTTGATGCGCTCAAGGGCTGTGGCCTTGTCAATACCAAGCTGCGTAGCCATCTGGTTAGCTTCAACGTTGTCTCGGAAAGCATTGAAGTCCTGACCGTTGGTGTACTTGGCAAACCAGTCCTTGATGTCCTTGAGTTCTGCGCTTGCGTCGTCCAGCTTGCCGCGTATGCGGTCGTAGTCCATGCCCTTCTGGGCAAGTGAGACTACTTCGTCGCGGTTTACCGTCCGTACTTCGTCAAGGTGCTTGAGGGTGAAGGTTTCGGGTTCCGGCGCGGGCGGCTCTGCCTCGGGTTCTCCCTCGGGCTTGTCTCCTGCGTCGGCTGCGTCGGTATCGTCGGCAGGCGCCTCGGCGTCGGCTCCGGTTTCGGTCTCGGTGTCCGTGGTCTCGGTTTCCTCGTCCGCTCCGGGGGCTCCGTCGTCATCGCCATAGCCGTTAACCTCCGCAATAATGTCGTCAACGTTCCACTCGCCGTAGTCCGCCGTGGTCTCGGTGGTTTCGGTCGAGGTGGTCATGGTTTCGTCCATATTCAGATTCCTTTCTCCGATTGGTCTATCGGGCGCAAATTTCCGGCTGGTCTGCCGGGCTGTTTGTGTACGTTTTATTGCATTAGCTGCATTAGAGCAGATAATACATAGGGGGTAAAATTTTTAGCCAGCCAGCATTTCGCCGTTGGCTACGGCTCGCTGAAGCTCACCGTTGCCAGCCCCGCCGACGACCGGGAGGGACGATACATCCGTTCCGGTCGCGGGAGTAGCTGCGTCAGAGGGCGGAGAACTCGCCTGATTCGCCGCCGCTATAAGCTGCTGCTGTGCGTCCATACGGGCGCGGACTGCGTTCAGCAAGCCCTGGCGGTCGTTGACGTAGTCGTCAGGCAGACGCTCGAGGTACTCGACAATGGTAATCTGCCCGGTGGCGAGCAGGTTGTCCAGCGTGGTCGTGGAGGCTATCTCGCTCCAATAGGCAGAAGCGCCAACGTCGAGCTTCAGGCTCATAGGCATATCCTTGAGGACGCTGAAGTCGAAGGGGACTGCAAGCTTGCCGTCCCGCGTCAGGATGCCGCCGATGAACTCAAGCATCTCAGGGGAGATTTCCTCAGCGACGTTGACGTCTACCACGCGCTCGCCGTAATACTCGCCCATGAAGTCCACATAGATAGCGCCAAGCTCCTCTATGCTCTGGTAGAGGTTCTGTTTCGTCAGCTCGTTCGGAGTGGACGCCGCGCGCTGCAAGGCTATGATAGCCGACGTGTTGTCCGGGCGGGTGTCGCCGAGGGCGACGCTCGTAGCGCCAAGATTGGACTGCGTCATTTCCTGCGTCAGCTCAATGAACTGCGCTATCTGCGGGGAGACCTGAGCCGGGTCGAGTATTCGAGCCACGCCGTTCACGTCGCCGCCGTTGACGCCGATAGCCTTGCCTATGCCGTTGTCCCACTTCGGTACGCGGGTCTTATCGTAGACTATCTTCGGGTAAGCCGTGGTCATGAGCGAAATCATCGTCATGGCGAACAGCTTGTTTATATATATCTGGTTCGGGATAAGCCCGGTGAGCATCGCCTGACCGTGATAGTTGTCCTGAATGTAGTCCCAACAGAGCCACGTCACGGGGTACAGCTTCAAGCCCAAGTCCCACGGCTCGCGTATCATAATGCCTTGGCAGCACTCGCAAGCCCAAACCGTCTTGGTCTTGTCGTCCTTCCAGAGCCGGAGAATGACCGTTGTGCGGTTGCCCGTGTCCTTGTACCAGTCCTGAGTGTAGTCCTCGCTGTCAGGCTGTATCTCGTCCCACTGCTTGCAGCCCAGCTCCTTTGCCCGCTTCTTGAGCATGGACGTGAGCTCGCGCTTCTTGATGAGAATATACGGCTGGGTCTGGACGTGCCGGTCGGCTGTATTTCCAAATCCCACTCGGGTGTTTTGCACAATCTCGGTGACGATGCCGCCCTTGATGCCGTTACCGGCGTCAATCGTGTCGTCCCAATAGGTGTAGGTCGCGGCGTCGCCGTCAACCGCCGCGTTCCTCATGTACTCCCTCATGAGCTGCGGTATCTTGTTGTGCTCAAACAGCGCCTCAAACTGAGCGTTGATAACATCCGCCGCCCTCACAACGTCTTGGTCAGAGCCGACCGCAGGGAGGGGCGAGGCTTTGAGCTTGATGTTGTCGGAGGTGTTCGACGCGACGGTGAACAGAGTGACGCGCTTGAGGAAGTTGAACACAGGCGTCGGAAGCCCGTTGCTCTCCACGCCCTCCCACTGCTTTCCTACGAAAAAGTTTTCGTTGACGCGGACAGTGTCGAAAAGGTCTACGCTCTCGTTGTAAGAGAGCATCTGGTTATACTCTTTCCAGACCTTATCGGGGGTTATCTTGCGCTCATCACTCAATTCCCGTCACCTCGCTTAATGGCTTGGGCAAAGCCATAGTTCAGGATGTTCTGTATGCCCTGCTCAATGCGCTCCTGCGCTTTGTTCACCTCGCCGTCCTCAACCGGCTCCGGCTTGACCGCAGTAACGGGCTCCGCCTCC